CAGCAGAGAGCGGACGGGAATCCGCAAGAGCATAATGCTTTCAGCTACAAGGCTTGCGGCGCGGATGGAGAAGCAGAAGGAACGCAGGCAAGGTTATTTCAAGCGGCACATAGAAGCCATGCTTTCATATATAGGCTGGTTTTCTTGTACTGATACTTACGCCTGCTACTACTTTTACATCAAGCCGTTTGTAAACGTAGGGAAGCTAAAGAAAATAATATCAAAATTAGACAGGAGGGCTAACCAAAATGAAAGAATGGAAACAGGAACGGTGCGCACAGCAGCCTGAAGAATTACAGCGCATCAGCAACGACACTTACATCCAGCGCCGCGACATTCAGGAAGTAACCCACGAAGCGGACGAGGACGCAGGAACCGAGGCTTACACCGAGTGGGTCTGCGAAAGCAGAGAGATCGGCGTTTCAGAGTACGAGATGCTTAAAAGCGTTGAGGAAATAAACACCCAGAAAGCCATTGACGATTACACAGAGATGCTTATGGAGGAGGGAATCTTATGAATGCGTTTGTTAAGAGCCTTAAACGCCTTTACGATCAGGGGCGTATTACCAAAGAAGATGTTGCGGCAAGGGTTGAGTCCGGCAAGATAACCGCCGAGGACTACAAGTACATTACGGGGGAGGAATACGATGGTTAGTGTAGGAGAAAAGAAAGACATTAAGTACAACAGAGCTATGTTTCAGTTCTTCGCACTCTCCGGAGATACGGCCCCTACGGACGAATTCGACGGAGTAAAGATCGCGAACGGATCCTCCCTGAAAGAGATCGACACCGGGAAGAACTACCTTTACGACGAAGAAAACGATCAGTGGGAAGAACAGCCATGACGGAGGAACTTTCAGAACTGATTTCAGATCTGGACGAGATCACAAAGAAGCAAGCGGCCATTATTGACCGCTTGTTTCAGTTATTACTGCAGTACGTTACGCTTGACGAGCTCGAGTCGGAGCTTGCGGCGATGCAGGAGGTAAAAGAGATTTCGTCCGGCTGGGATAATTAAGGCGAAAGGAGGTATTCGGCATGGATGAGGTTATCCAGTTCACCACAAGGGATGTATTCAATCTTGTTCTTGCAATTTCAGGAGCTATCGTTTCAGTTTCCGCTGCCGTAACCGTTATGGCGAAGGTATTTGAGAAGATAAAAGCCCCTGATAAGAAGCAGAACGAGCGCATCGCGGCGCTCGAAGGAGCTGTTATCAAGATAAACTCAAGGCTTGACGACGGTTCAAAACACTTCGCGGCAGACAGCAAGCGTATTGATGAGCTCGAGGAAAGCATGAAGGCTACGAACCGCATCATTATCGAGAGCTTACAGGCCCTGACCGCGCACGCGATCGACGGGAACAACACGCAAGAGCTAAAAGACGTGAAGAAATCCCTTAACAATTACCTGATAAACATGGTTTGAGAAGGAGGTAAATTATGTTTGGAATTGCAGGAGTAGCAGCTATTACGGTTATTTGCTATCTTGTAGGAGCAGCTATTAAGGTGTCTCCCCTTGACAGCAAGTTTATACCGGTTATTTGCGGTATCGTTGGAGCGGTTCTGGGAGCCGTGGCATTCGTTGTAGGGATGCCTGACTTTCCGGCAGCAGACATTATAACCGCAGTAGCAGTAGGAATCGTTTCAGGACTTGCGGCAACCGGAGCTGATCAGGTTGTAAAACAACTGAAAGCGCAAGGTTGAATTAAGGAGGCGAGGCTATGATTACAACTAATCTTGAACTTGCCGAGGCCGCTTTGAATGTAGCGAAGAACTACAAAACGCTTTACGTCATGGGGTGCTTCGGTGCCCCCATGACCGAGAGCAACAAGAAGCGGTATTGCAATAATCACGATTACAACAAACAGCCCGAACGCCAGCGTATGATCATGGCGGCAGACAAGAACACATTCGGTTTCGATTGCGTAAACCTTATTAAGGGCTTGCTCTGGGGCTGGACAGGCGACAATACAAAGGCTTACGGCGGAGCGGTTTACAAGAGTAACGGTGTGCCCGACACGAACGCCAACGGTATGATCCAGAAGTGCCCCGGAGCAACAACCGACTTTTCCACTTTGGAGATCGGCGAGGCTTTGTGGATTGAAGGACATATCGGCGTTTACGTAGGCGACGGGTTAGCGGTTGAATGCACGCCCAGATGGACTAACAACGTTCAGATTACCGCAGTATTTAACCTCGGTAAAAAGAGCGGCTATAACGGCAGGACATGGACGAAGCACGGCAAGCTCCCGTTCGTTTCTTACGTTAAGGCACCGGAGCCCGTAAAGAAATCCATTGAGGAGATCGCGCAGGAAGTTATAGACGGCAAGTGGGGTAACGGTTCGGATCGCAAGAAGGCGCTCACGGCAGCAGGCTATGACGCTTCCGCAGTTCAGAAGAAGGTTAACGAGCTTGTGGCAGCAGGCCAGAAGCCGACCGAGACTGTGCCTACCGAGCCCAAGAAGAACGACGAGATTATATGGAATTTCCTGAAAGGAAAAGGCCTTAACGATTTCGCCGTTGCAGGCGTTATGGGAAACCTTTACGCGGAATCCGCTTTAAGACCCAACAACCTGCAGAACAAGTACGAGAAGTCGCTCGGCATGACTGACGACCAGTACACGAAAGCAGTTGACAACGGAACCTATACGAACTTCGTTAAGGACTCTGCAGGCTACGGCCTTGCACAGTGGACTTACTGGAGCAGGAAACAGGCTTTGCTTAACTTCGCAAAGAAGCAGAAAGCCAGCATAGCAGATCTGCAGATGCAGCTTGATTATCTTTGGAAGGAGCTTTCCGGGTACAGCGGCGTTATGAAGGTGTTGAAGAACGCTTCGAGCGTAAGACAGGCTTCGGACGCTGTGCTTACCGGTTTCGAGAAACCTGCAGATCAGAGCGAACCCGTTCAGAAAAAGAGAGCCGACTACGGCATGGAGTTTTACGATTCTTATGCGACCGAGAAGGACGCAAAGGGAAGCTGCGGTTACATGGTTAAGGTAACAGCCAGCGTTCTGAATGTAAGGAAGGGTCCCGGCACGAACTATCCCATAGTTACGACCGTAAAGAAGGGCGAGACTTACACCATCGTAGGCGAGGTTGTAAGCGGATCAACCCACTGGGGAAAGTTGGTTAGCGGCGCAGGCTGGATATGCCTGAAATACACCGTTGATATGTAAAGAAGGAGGCAGGAGCTACGCGCCCTGCCTTTTTCTTTTTGCCTTGAAAAGTTCACATTTTCATATTGAGGGGTGAACGACGCATTATAAAATAGTGACCTTTAGAGCAAAATAAAAAGCGTTTCCCCGTCCCACCTGCACTCTTTGACGAGAGACCTTACTATTTCGTTTCGTTCTTCGGCGGTAAAGTTGTCGATACCCTTTATAAAACTAAAGATTTTCTTCACCTTTTCAGAATTATTCTTTTCTTCGGATATTTCCTTACGGCGGTCAGCTTCGGCGGCCGCCTTCTTTTGTTTCAGTTCCCGGAGCTCGGAATCGAGATTTTCCATTTCAGAGATAATATACTTGCTTGCGGTTGAGTTTTCAGCCAGAGCAAGGGAAGCGGCGAGCCTTCCTATTTTTTCTTCCGTTGCGGATATTTTAGACTGCAGCTTTTTAGGATCCGCAGATTTCTTACTTTCGGACTTCGCTACGTACTGTTCAATTAGCTTCGGATCCGCTTCGATACCCCGGAACACTTCAAGAACCTTTTCGTCCAGAAGTTCACACTTGATCTGGGAGCAGGCGCAGGCTTCAACGCCTTTACGCATACGCTTTTCGCAGTAGTACCAGCGGCTTACACCTTCAACCTTCTTCTTTGAGGACACGGCCATGAGCGCACCGCAGGAGCAGCGGAGTGTGCCGCGGAGCAGAGCTACCGGGTATTTCGGTTTATGGTAGCAGGTATTGTGTGTCATACGAGCTTGAACGGCAAGCCACTTTTCCGCAGGCATAAACGGCTTATGAGCACCGAGGCAAACGGTCCATTCCGAAGGCGGCTGTTTTGAATGGGCAGACTTATCCTTTTGAGTGGTTCTTCCGTAGACCATAACGCCGACGGATCCGTCCCAAAGTTCCCGGGGCGACTCCATTTTACAGCCCTTCTTTTCGTAGTAGTCGTAGACTTCCGGCGTAGCTTCGCAGCAGTACGGAGAAGTAAGAAGCTGGTACAGTTGAGTGGTTGAGAAGAAGCCGCCCTTTTGAGACTTGATACCCTTCTTCCTAAATTCGGTTTCCATACCCTGAATAGACAGGTTGCTTTCGAGGAAATAATCGTATAGCCAGTTCATATATTCCACGCCCTCGGGAACCGGAACGATAGTAACGTGCTTTCGGCCATTGACAAGGATCCGGGAGCGTTCATAGCCTACCGGAGGATTGCCGCCCACCCAGTAACCCTTCTTTGCAAGGCCGTTCATATTATCGGCGACACGCATAGCTATATTCTTTCGTTCCATCTGGGAGAAGGCGGAGCTTACATACATCATAGCTTCCCCGATCGGGGTTGATGTGTCTATGTTCAGATCAAGACAGATAAAGCGGACATGGTGTGCCTGCATTTCAGCATAGGCAGCGGAGAAATCCCGGACATCACGAGAGAAGCGGTCGAGCTGATAGACCACAAGGACATCGCACATTCCCTCCCGGAGTTCAGCCATCATAGACTGAAAGCCCGGGCGGTTCGTATTTGCACCGGTAAAATCTTCGTCGGAGAATTGCCGCCAAGAATCAATTTCGCCCGGGAAACGGACTTCGCAATATTCCCGGCACATTCGGAATTGATTGTCGATAGAGTCAGAGTTATCTTTATAGACAGACTTACGCCCATAGGTAAAAAAGCGCATAATAATACACCTCCTGCTTGTGTTTTTCGGCCATTCGGTGTATAATATATGCGCTCGGAAGTGTTGATATGCTCCAGCCGGGAGCACGGCCAGCGGCGGCCGCCCGGTACATATCGCTCATATCATACACGGCATGACCAGCCCACCTTGCTGTCTCCCAAACAGCCGGGTGGGTTTTCCTATTTCAGTTTAGCATCGAAATGATCCCCGGCCTTTTCACGGACCAGAGACAGGCTATAATTTGAAAGAGGAAATTCTCTTTCGTAGGTTACATATATAGCCGTAACATTACTTTCTATATCCTTCTCCCCTTCTTCAAACTTATCCAGACAAGCAAGCAGATCGGAAGTTTCGTTTTCGACGTAGCGCTTGATAATAACAGAATAAGCGGATCGTTCTTCATTCAGAGGGCTACACAGTTCTGTGTCGAAGGACTTCTGGAACAGTTCAAGCTCTTTCGCTTTCGGATCCGGGGCACCCTTGCCGGAGCAACCGACAAGGATCAGACACGACAACAGGATCAACAGAAATTTCTTCATTGAGAATCACCTCCGTTCAGTTCCCGTTCAACATTCTGCGTATTCAGCAGAGACTGGGCGTATTGAAAAAGCCTTTGTGCCCGATCTTCATCCAAGTTCCTATAACATTCTATAAGAACCTTTTCGTTTTCGAGGCAATAATCAACCGGCAATTCCTCCCAGCCCATAAGATACGATTCTGAAACGCCGAGGAAGGAGGCAATAGCCTCGATCTTATCCGAAGGGATGTTCGTTACAACGCCTTTTTCATACTTATAAATAGTTTGCTTTATAGTATGAGCGGCGTTTGCCACTTCTTCCAACGTAGCGCCTTTAGCTTCACGCGCAGCTTTGATTCTTTCGCCGATAGTCATAACCGCTCACCTCCTTATT